AGGCTAAGATAAGCGTTTCCGGTTCCAGTTTTGGCAGTAAGTCGTGACGCTGAAAGGATTCCAGAGTCCAGGTCAAAGTAAACACTGCTATCTGATGAACGAATGATTCCAGCCTTAATAATATTCGCATTCAAAATTCCCGATGTAATGCGGTTTGCTACTATTTGACCATCGTTTGTCATGGCTAACGCAAAAGGCCCGTTATACCCGTTACTGCTATATCCCAAACCACCGGAGTTCCACCGCCATACCTTTTTGGCCGTATTTATATCAGGTGTGTCCATAATCAGTATTTCTTGCGGATTTTTTGCAGGGCGTAACACTACATATCCACCACTATTTCCAGTGATTGCGTTTGTAGCGGCAGCGATTGCCTGTTCCAATGTAGACATTGACGGAACACTATCTATCTCCTGTTGCTGCTGTACAATAGTGTCGGCAATATTTGTTCTGGCATCGCCTATCTCGATACTTTCGTACTTTTCTTTTAGTACATCAAAAACTGTTTTTACGACCTTTGCTTTTGCACTTACACCCAGCTTATAAAACTCTACTTCTACTGTATCACATAGCCCGACACGTTCAAGCCCCGCTATATCTTCATATCCTTCCGTTTGCCAAAGAGGTTCAAACTGCACCTGAATTGAAACAGTAGGCTTTGCAATATCGTTATTTTTTATGTAGCTATTGGCGGCTTCTCGTAGCATGTCCACCGTTACAGTCGTGCCAGACTCAAAGCTACTGCTAAGGTCTACCGGTGCGATTCTTGGGTAAGCATATGTTGATTGTATTTGTACTACTTTTTCAGGTAGTTCTAAAATCGTGCTTTCGTCTGCTTTGTAATACGGATATATGCCTGTCAAAGAATTTGAAATATTTTCTTCTTGCGTAACATCTTTTAAGTTTTTTCCATAAAGGATTTTAACCCCTCGGTCTTGTCCACGCTGTGAATGCAGTCTTACGGTGTAGTTGTCCCACTCATACTCTCCGCCGTATACATCCAGTACGGAGCCAGAAACCCCTCCTAGTAGAGAGCGAAAAGAAGATGGAACTGCAACGGTCATTGTTCCGTTTTTTGTCACATCTGTCCACATTTCAAAAGGATTTTTAATCGCACTTTTTGCTTTTAGTTGCGTAAACACTTCTGTTATGCTGTTAGCTGTAAAAGGAGATACGGGGATTTTATTAAGCTGATAAGATATGTGTTCAGCCTTAAAAGTCACAAGCCCGTTAATCGGTTTTGAATTATAATATACTCTAAAAAGTTGCAATTTTGAAAGTTCGTTTGGCATAGCTTTTATCACACTATCATACTTTATATTTTCGTAAAGTTGCCCATCTATCGGGTATCGCAGTTCAAGTTCAAAACTCCCGTTTCTCTCTTCTGTTACTGTGCAGTATGTACAGTCTGAAAGCATACCTAATCCGTTATTGTTGAAGTTAGTTTCTTTTGCATCATAAAGTATCGGTATCATAGCGTACACCACCTTGGAACAATTTCTACTTTGGTTATCCCACCTGTCCAGTCAATGATATTTTCACCGACTTGTAGAGTTGGAAACTCTATAAAATTTACTGTGCTGTTTTTGTTTTCCGTCCCTTTGTACACCAGCCCCACATCGCTGTTTATGGTGACAAATCCGTCTATAGCTGAAATGTTATAATTTATGTTATTTACAGACAGAACCCCGTCACCATTTCCATATACAGTGATGATAGGTTGACTTCCAAAGTATTCGGGATTGTAGATTCTTCCACCCGATGCTGGGATTGTCACTGTTTGCTCCCCACCTTTTGAGAAAAGAAAAGGATTGCAGTTAAAAATTAATTCTGCTGTACCATAGCGATTAATACTGATTTCAAATTCTGTGGCATTAGAAATGGCTGCCAGTCTAAAATATTCAGGTTGATAGGTGTCTTCCAAACGCCTATACCCTGCCTTAGACAGCAGCCACGCTTTTAAAGTTCTTGTTTT